AAACAGCAAAGCGAGTGGTCAGTCTTTCATAACCCTCACGGTTTGAGCCAGGTGTCCCCGGACCCAATGCCAACCTCGAGGCGAGAGATTGAACAATTAAAGTCTCTTCGTGTAATCACGGAGAGTATCCAGAAGGGCCTTTGAAGGCCATTCGGTATAGATATCTATATCGGCTGGATCTATAGTGCAAGGTTGTTCCGCTAATTTAGCAGAATCTTGTACTAGTTTATCTGTCATTGAATGTTCAAGGGCAGTGCGTAGAGTGCAGAGATCGTTGGTGATTCTCTTGCTATCTACGTAGACAGTATCTTGTATAGGTAACTTTACCTGCGAAGGATACTGGAAAGTACTCAGGTAATTAATTACATGGGCTTTCTGTTCTTCATCGGCTGGAGCTATCTCCAGTTTTCGAAGATTTTCCTTGTAGACCCTAATACGGTCTCTCCAAGGTCGGGTTTCAAATTCTTTTGATACCGTAAACGGTGCCAAAATCATGAATTTGAACATGTAGGGACGTTCGAGTTCTGCTAGCAGATCCTCGATCGTTGAGATCTCTGCCTTCTTTAGAAGTCGCAGGCGGTCTCGGTGCCTCATGGCATCCCATTGTTCTCCCGGAATGGCAATCCTATTAAGGATGTCTTCCCTGGAGAGCTGGAATTGACCGAGCATAAGCTTGATCTCCTCCGCAGAGGGGTCTATAGAGACTCCTCTAGCCACTTCATTAGTGGCGAACTTTCCAGTGTAAATAGTTGCAATGGAATAGTTCTTCTGAGTGATTCTGTCATACATAGCTTTTATGTGTACAGGATCACACTTGCCCACGACTTGAGACCAGTTAACTGGTTCGGCCGCAGGTAGTTGCAGACCTCCCAAGCTCTTTGGTAGGTATGCATGCGGGGTTTTCCAAGGTAGAAACTCTACAGTTTTCTTTTGGAACCACGCAGAGACTATATGTCTCAACGATCGAAATCCAGTGGGCAGCCACTCAAGCTTTCGCTCGAGATAAGCAGCCTTTCCTATGAAAGGATTCTTATCATCTCTAACTTCTGCAGTCTTTGTAGACTGGGAAAGTAGTCGTACTTTGATAGCATCTATATGGATAGTGTTATCATAGTTTTCTTTGTAAAAGTCGAAACCCGTGAGTTTCTTATTAGGAAAGAAGAAAGCTTCTTCACAATAAAAGGAGCCCAAGGGCGAAATAAAGTTCGCTTCGGTTTTTACACACATACCATTCTTGGTATGTACCGCTCCTATGTTTCTGAGATATTTCTCAGGTCCAATAGCGGCGTGGTCGTCACCTGCATTAGCAAAGTGACGCCATGGCTTGGGGACGGGCGGCACCGATAAGTCGGGGTCGCCTCTTACAGGATCAATGTCTTGTAAGAAGGCTGCATAAGCCTCTTCCTCAGCCGCCAGGTTATAGAGTGTTAATACGCTCTTACAGCCTGGGTCTCCCATGAAGATGGCTCGTACGGTATCGTACCAGTCATCATCGTCGGGATTGTTCGAAAAGAGTACTCTCTTTGAACACAGAAGGTTGACACAAAACCGTATATACGGGTTATCAACATCAAAGGCGTCTAAAAACCCCGTTAACAGGGCTTTTGAAACGTCATGGCTACAGAAATCTGTTGCCGTTTTCAGATCTGAGGTAAGGGCATATAAGCCTTCCCACTTCAGTTCTGGTGCCTCGGTCTTTCCTTCTTTTTGAGAGAGGGAAAGTGCGTATTCCCAACCTTGAGCAGCTCTTCGCAGACCTGCCCGGGCGGGCGGATAGGATTCAAGTAATCCTTTCACGTGGTGACCGAATGGTTGAAGGAACATGGTTAGCCATGCTTCCGCCACAGTCACAATACGTACCTTCGCCCCTGGTTCATAAATACATGAAACACCGGCGACTGGAGGGTCCGCGAGCTTAAGCTCGCCTTCCTCCACGAATCTTCCTCCGGAGATACTTCCGGACTTGATTCCCTCTTCAATGGCCCACTGTAATAACAGGTAGCCAGTAGAGGCATCCAATCCATTGATTGGATCTTGCAAGGAGAAGTTTTCGAAATCGAAAAACTCTATAATACCAGACTCACCAAATTCGGGACGTGATCCCTGATCAATGAATCTGCACATAGTTCTCCAGCGTGGAATTCCTTTCCGAAGACGGAAGGGTCTCCCAAAATGAGTAGTTCCCGACAGATCTTCTGTTGGAATACTACGCGCCCACTTGACGAACTCAGGGGCTACTTCAGCCTTACGTCCGCCTTCGCGGACGGGAGACTCGAACGAAGCCGAGGATGTCAAAGATAAGTGCGCCTCCGAAGAAAACTTCGGAACGTATTGTCGAACCTTTTCGCCAATACGTTTTCCCAGACGGACGAGAAATTCCCGTCTTTGGGGCGAGATCTCGAAGGGTGTTGTCACCGTTTCAAAGAACTCTTT